GCATATTTCATACTTAATTTTTTACCGATTTCATTAGAAGTAAGTAAAAATATAGGTACTGGTTGACCGTCAAGAGCAGTTTTAGTACCTGTAACTCTTAATTCATTTAAATTTTGAAATGTATTTGCATATGAATCAGCTGATGATGTTCCAAATATTGTATTTGCATATTTGTTGAGTGAACCATATCTAGGACCGCCGTATGCATAACCACTTCTCACATCATGTCTTACACCCGAATTATCTACAATAATATTTCTAGGTCGACTTAAATAATCAATTGTTATATTTTCTCTTGTTAATGTTAAATCTCTTGTATTTGAAGTGAAAGGGTCCCTAAAATCATTACTTACATCTAAAGTACCCTCTAAATGTGCATTTGGTCTTAATGATGTGCCATCACTATTTGTTCCTAATCTTCTACCAAATACAGTAGCGAATAATGTATTTGCAATTTGTAAGAATGGTACTTCTTCTCTACCTGAAGTCACACCTTTAACAGGACCACCAGCAGTTACAGTTAGTCTTGATTCAATATCAACTTGACCTGTAAAATAAAAACCTGAAGTGTGCATTGTCTTTTTAAATGCATCCCTCCAGTCTGCAATAGAACGACCTACTTTTAAAACATATGAATAATCTTGGTAGTATAAACTATCTTGTATTCTCATTGTAGTTTCAGATAATTTACCTCTTTCACTAATAAACGCACCATCTGTGTCTGATACAGCTACCACATTTACTGAAGCAGTTGCTCTGTCTAATTTTTTAAGTGTACATGTTCCAGATGTAGCTGATGTTAAAGTGTCATCAATAGCAAAAGTGCCTGTTACATCTTTAATTTTTAATAAACCTGTATTTGTGTCAAGACTTACAATTGTACCTGAACCACCAGAGGAACTTGTTATACTATTTGTTCCAAGAAAAGTTCCTGATACATTTGTTACAAGACCATTAGCAAAGAAACCTAATGTAGGAGGAGTAGGAGATTGTTCATAACTTCTACCTAATTCTACAGTTTTAACTTTTACTATTTTACCAATGTCTGTACCAAATGCTTTAATTACAGCATTACTACCAGTTGATGATGTAACTGATACAGTAGGTAATGAAGTATATTGACTACCGCCATTTGTTAAAAAGAAATCTGTTATTTGTTGTAAGTCAGTAAATTTTTCTTGTACTAATACTTTACCGTCATATGGGTCACCTGAAGTTGTTTCATCTTCTAAAACAATTCTATCACCTGTTGACATACTTGTACCAGTTTCGCCAGAAAAACCACCATTTACAATTTTAACAAACCCGGCAGCATTTTTACCATTTGTTCCAGTATTTGTAAAAGATAAACTGTCGCCTATATTATATCCTGTACCAGCATTATCAATAACCATTTCTGTTACAGAACCAGGACCTATTTCTTCTACTTGAAATAAAGCTCCTTCACCACCAGCTGTTAAAGATATTGTATCTGTAGTCGAGTTTAGTGAACCGTCATTAGTAATATTTTTAGTACCAGGAATACCTGTAACATTAGCTTTAATAAAGTAATCGTCTGTATCTGCTGAAGTACCTTGTATTTCTTCACCTACTGTAAATGTTCCTTGTATTGAATCATCATTTAATATTAATTGTGTTACTGTGCTATCGCCAATTTGAAACTGTGATGTATTTTCTACAATAGCAGTTGCATTTGATGATTGACCTGTAATTGTTCTACCAGTTAATTGATTAGCGTCACCTACTGAGGATATTACTCTCAATACTTTTAATGTGTCGAATTGACCATCAGAAGCTTTAAGCATTTGTTCTCTAGGGTAAATTGTTTCAGAGGTTTCTCCAAACAATATTCTAAAAAACATTTCATGTCCTCGTACAGAACCTTTAGCTCTATATAAAGACTTAATATTTTTAATTAGTTTTCTTTTATTGACACCCGAAGCTAATTGTTCTGGAAGAGTTGCTAAAAACTCATCTCTCATTTTACTTAAAAAATGACTTATTGCTTTATCGGGGTCACGAAAGTTAACTAAGTCAACAATGTTGTTTACAGGATTAGGTTTATAATTTGTAATGTTTGCTTGAGCACCTGAAATTGAACCAACAATAATTTCATTTGTAGCAAATTTATCTTGTGCTGAAATAATTAATCTGTTATTAGCAATATCTTCTACTAATACAACAGCAGTAGCCTTTGATGTTTGGCCTGTTACTGTTTCATTTCTAACGAATTTACCATAAGTAGATTCTTCTAGTAATATTTTATCACCAGCGTCAAGTAATGTTCTAGCGGTATCTTTACGACTAGAGTTTAAAACTAAATTGTTTAATTGACCTGTTTCTGATTGAAGTAATATACCATCTGTGCCTTCGATAGTATCAATAGATAATTCTGCTGACTCTAAAAGTTGATAATAGACTTTAAGAAATTCGGCAAATTTAGGGTGGTCAGCAACGACAAATTCTGGAAGTTGACTGTTGAGTATTGTTGATATTTTTTCATTAAATTTTGCCATTGTTCATTAGTAACTTGATGTTGTCGTATAGCCTACGCCAGCGTCAGCGGAACCTCCTACAAATGAATCAGTTTCTACATTTACAATAGAGTTTGATATATCTATTTCAATAATTTGGTCTCTAACAGGAACGATATCATTTGAACTAGGTGTTACTGTTAATTCAATAGTAGTAGATGTTACACCTCTAATATTTGATATAGACGCAACATTTAAAGAATTTAGAGTTATTTGTCCTGTTGTATAATTAATTGTACCTTGTGTTTCATTTGAGTATGTTCTAATACCTGATGATAGATAATATCTTCTTACAATACCATTACCATCATCATCCAAAAATTGTTCTAAGTCACTACCTGTAACTTTGAAACCTGTAGAACTTAAAATACCACCTGCAGCTGAATTGTGACCTGTATGTGGATTAAATAATGCATTTCTAAAGTATATGTCATACTTGTTTGAAGCTGCTAATGTAGGTGTAAATTCTTTTCTAACTTTAATCGTGGTAATATTAGATAAGATACTATTGTCAACATCATCTATTAAACCAGTTACTTTTGAGTGTCTATAAACTGAATCAAACTTTTGTAATTGATTTGTGTTAAAGTTTGTAATAGCAGTTATGATTTCTGATTTTAAAGTATCACTAGATTTTGTTGTTGTTGAAGCATTATATTTTACAGTTGATGTTAATAACACCGAAGTAGTTTCCGGGTCAATAATTTGTGGAGCTACTGAAGCCACATTATATGGTTTTAATTTATTAACAATATCTTGTTTGGTTGTTTCTGTAAGTGTAGAACCTGAAGCTGCTTTAATTCCTATCTTAACAATACCATATCTTGGTGTTTCATCATCTTCTCCACCCCATGCACTTACTGATAAAGCATTAGGATAAATTGACCTAACTAGAGTTTCATAATCGGTTGTTGTTACAGCTCTATCTTGAGCTGCATACTGTAATGGTGCATTATGTCTAATTGATTCATTGTCTTGACTTTCAGAACCACCTTGAGAATTAGAAACTGTTGTGATTGTTACATCTGAAAATCCACCAATTGTTCCTGATAATGAGAATGAACTAGCATTATTTGATAAAGTTTTGTTTGTTACAATATATTCTAGTATTACTATATTACCATCTGATACTGCATGACCATTTACACCGTCACCAAAGTAAATCTCAAATTTGCCATCTTGTCCTTCTTGTATAAAATATACTTTTGATGTAGCTGTAACATTATTAAAACCACCAGCTAATGAATATGTGTTTGTTGTTGTATCACTTGAACTATTTTGTACTTTAACTAAAAGAGTTGTAGTGTCGATATTAGCATTTGGTAAAATAAACTTCTGGTCAACATCTGTACTGTCAACAGTATATTTAAAAGTTACTAAAGAGCCTTCGTAAATAGGAACTCCTGAAAATTTATAAACACCTGAATCTGGTGTAATTGTAACATCTGAATTTGTTACATACTGATACGAAACATCATCAACGCTTGTTGTGAATACAGTACCTTTATTCATTGTAACACTTGTGCCTGTAGCATTATTAATTTGAATATCAATAGAAGCCATAGGCGCTTTAGGTGATGACGGTGTGTAACCAATCATCTTTGCTAATGATACAATATTATTTCTTATATCTGCACTATCAAGATATAACTCATTAGTTGCCATGTTTGCTAAGTAAGCAAGATAATGTGTGTTGTAAGATAAAATATCTAAAAGAATATTTAAAGAACTACCTTCAAAATCATAATCTTGAAATTGAGATTGTCCTTGTAAAAAACTTTTTAAATTTATTTTGATTGCGTCAAAATCGTAATCAGAAACTACTAATTTTTCTTTATTCGACATTTATTATCTTACCCTTTGTAAAAATGTTTGTACTACCTGTGGACCTGGTACACCTACTACATAAAAATAAATGTCAACAACTAATCTATTTTTATCTTGGTCATCATCAACAGCAACATTTTGTAATTGTATTCTTGGTTCGTAGTTAATTAAAACTTCTTCTATTTTTCTTTGTAGAAAAATCTTGGTCATTGGTGTAAAGTTTTCAAATAACAATTCTCTAATACCACAACCTAATTCTGGTTGAAAAGGTCTCTCGTAAAAATTAGTTTGAATTAAATTCTTAACTGACCTTTTAACAGCAATCACATCTTCAACCACATTTACATCATTTGTAACTGTGTTTCTATTAAAGTCTAAGTCAATATCCCTAAATCTTCTGGAATTTCGTGTACTTTTACTTTGCGTTTGTGAATCATAGACTGCCATACGGATATTTATAAGGTTTTTCTAACCGTTTGCAAAAACATTACCAGAACCGGTTGTCAAAGCACCTGAATCTGTACTATCACCAATTCGTGCTATTGGTTTACTCTCTACAAATACATTAGGAGAACCAACATTAACATTTGCTACATGTGGTGGACAAACTGGTACTGGTGGATGAATGTGAGATACAGTAGGGTCAGTTTGTCTTGCAATCAATATACTGTTTGCAAAGCATGTACCTTGTCCTGGTGTATCTAAAGTAGTTGTACTTGTACAAACATGACCTGTTGTAGTTGTATCACCTTTTCTACTAACGGCTGGCATTCTTAGCTTTTAAAGCCTCTCTTCTCTGTTCTTGTAAAATTGATTGTCTTAATTTTCTACCAATAGGAATTATGATAGAATGACACATCTCTTTGCCTTTTTTACTGATATATTCGACACTAATCATTTTGTCTTTAAAATCACCTTGTACCGACCTTACTGCTTTCTTCAAACTTATGTCTTCTTTTTCTTTTTCAACGCCATCTGCGTTCCAAAACTTAAATAATCTCATTTTTGCCATAAAATACCTTTTCCGATTATTTATATTAGAAACCACAACTCATTTTCATAGCTCGTAAATCAGTTTCAGTCAAATTATCTAAATTTTGTTTTGCTGATTCGCCGATTCGCTCTAAATCTGGCTTAATTTTGCAATTTTTAACAGTTTTTGAGCATCCGGACGCTAAAAAGAACAAAGCAAGAACAAAAAAAATGAGAAATCGTTGAAAAATAAGGGTTTTTTTATGCATTTTTTTGAAAATAACGCTTGCTTTCTAGTGGAGAGTGTTGTATAGTATTTATATAATGAAAAACAAAGGAAAAAACACTATGAAAACAATAATTGGTTCAATTTTAATAATGTTCGGTATAATAATGATGGCTGGTTCAGCAAATGACTGTGATGGTGCTTGTATGGAAACTGCAAATACACTATCTGAAATGTTATTTGTTGCAAGTATAGGTTTAGTTATGTCATTTGCCGGATTTATGATATTATATTCAAAAATAATTAAATAAATGGTTGCCAAAAGGCGAATCATCTGATATAATGGACACATAAAATAAGAAAGGACACTAAAACACTATGACACATATCAATCAAACTGCTGAAACATTAGAACAAGGCGTAGCTAATATGATGGCTGGCGCTAAACAAGACTATATGCAATGGTCAACATCAGGTGGTAAAGAACTATCTGGTTATTGTAAAGAACAAGTTGACAATTGGGATAGTAAAACAAAAGTATCACAAGGTAAAAAGTACATTAAAATTGTGCAAGACACCGGCGTATTTGCTTTTGTGTGTAAAACTGATTTTAAACATTTTAAAAAAGGCGATATATTGAAAGCCGCTGGTTACAATGCACCTGCTTTAAATCAACCAAGAGGTAATGTTCTTACTGGTAATTATAATATCAGATGGACTGGTCCTCTTTATCTTAAATAAACTATAAGGAACTATATTATGAAAAATGTGAAAGCTGAAATACAAAAAATGAACCTTGCTGAATTAAATGAACTATCATCTTTTATTAGTGATATGAAAGTAATCGTTGGTAAGGCTTCACTATCTGTTGGACAAAAAGTTTATGTTGTTCAAAAGACAAAGAAAACTCCTGGTACTATTACCAAAATCAATCAGACTAAGTGTGTTGTTGACATGCTAGGCCGTAGTTATCGTGTGCCTATGTCAATGTTAGAAGCCGCTTAAAACAAACTGCCCTTAGCTCAGTTGGATTAGAGCAACAGCCTTCTAAGCTGTAGGTCCCAGGTTCGAGTCCTGGAGGGCAGGCCAATTACCGGAGTGTGGCGCAGCTTGGTAGCGCATATCGTTTGGGACGATAGGGTCGTAGGTTCAAATCCTACCACTCCGACCAATTTAGTAGTAAGCCTCCTTGGTGGAATGGTAGACACAACAGACTTAAAATCTGTGGCTCATAAAGGCGTGCTGGTTCGAGTCCGGCAGGAGGCACCACTACTCTTCTTCGTAAGTAGATGGACAACCACCCCAGTCCTCATTGTCATCATTGATGATAACACCTCTGTTATGTTTCTCTTCCAAATATTTCTGTTCTTCGTCCATAAGAATACTTATGATTCAAAGTTTACAGAATTGACAGCTATTTTGTAAATCGAGTCAATAATTTGTAAAAGGA